CAGATAAGTTATTATCGATTACCGAATCAGGACTTGTAAATGTTAAAAGAGTCCCTTCAGGATAACCATTCATCGTTCCTTGATCCACCAACATAATAATCACATTATCATATATAGGTGGGTTAGTTCCATTAATAGTCGTTTTAATTCTATTAGGGGCAGTCGTATCAAAATATCTAGTTCTTAAGTTAGCCAAATTAAGTGATTGTGAATAGGTCACATCTCTTTGTTGGATATACTTATTATCGGTTAACACACTTACAAGTGGCATTCCAACTTGGGGTGATGTCGGGTATCCAGCAATACCATACCTAATACCGAAGTTATCCGCTTGGTATTTTTGGTTTTTCTTATTATCCGAACCACTATATTGTTCAAGATCTAAATAACAAAAATAAGTTGGGTAACCTCCTTGCAGTATTTGATTGTCGTTACTATCAAAATTACAATTATTAAAATTAACGGCATTTGCATAATAACTATTAGCGTTAGTATCACCTAATATCGACCCACTACTTCTACTATTAACAGTATATTTACCAATTTTAGTCTGTTGGTTCCCACCACCACCACCGAATATGTTCCCTTGAATTTCGTCAGTTTCTAAATCAGGAATATCGCAAGGACAAGATTCACAATCAGGGTACGACATCATTGGTAGATTCAATCCTTTAAAGTTAAACTTGGTTAACATTGGTGCTACTTTAATCGCAAATAATACTGCCGCTGCAGATAAAATAATAGCAATCGCAGCATATAACACAATTAAACCTACGGCAGGGAACGCAACCACAGCAGCAATACCGTATTGTATGGCACTATATATTAAATAAGCCGGAAACATAATGGCTATAACCCATTTCAAGATAGGCCATACAAGTGCCAATAAATGTAGTATAGGGATTAATGCAACAAATACAGGTGTAAAAATTGTCACCATTAAATTAAATAAGAAGAATATAAAATCAAAATTCTTAACACCGTCATTAACAGGGAACCTATTTGTTGTGTTTGTACATTCCCTATCCGTGATTTCTTTAATACCTAAATGTCGACTTCTATTGTATCCCCACTTCCATCTATCCACAAAGTTTGCAATCGTATATACTTTATTAAAATTGAACTCATAGAACCTATCCTCGCAAGCGATAGCCTCTTGTATCATCTGTTGTCCAATTGTTGTCCCTGTGTCACCGTAATCGTTCCAATCTAAACTAAATGCGTATGATTTTAATTGTGCTGAAGAACCTACAGGTGGATTGATACTTGACCATCCCCATTCTTTAATATTGGGTACTAAATAATCCGCCCTTAATATATCATTATTTAAACCGTCTTCGTTTTGATACTTAATTCTAAAACGATATCTCGCCTTAGTTGGGATACCGACCGCAGGGTCATTAGATAAAACTTGTTCACCAAATTCATTAGTGGTTACGTAATCCAAGTTCATCGGGACTTCTGTTAACCAAGTCCCTTCGTCATCAATAACTTTACCACCATCAGGCAAATTATAACTCTCAAGTATTGGTCTACCATTACCATCATAATCAATAGTCTGTCTAACCGCTAAAATGGTACCTGAAGCAGAAACCAAATCACAAAGATTACCCGAATCTTTTTTAGGTTTACAATTGGTCTTTAGAAAATCTTCTTCACTTGTTGAAAAGATTGACCCCATAAAAACAGCATGAGGTTTAATATCAATACCAAAATCTCTAAGGTCAAAATCCGCCCTTGTAATACCTATATTACATAAATCATTTTCACCCCAAAATGATGTCACATCGATATCGTTTTTAATGTTAACTAATTGTGGTAATGAACCTAAGTCTGTCGATGATTTAAACTGGTCACCATTAAATTGTTCGGGACCCGCTAAACCCGCCCTAATAAAATCTGCAGGACGTAAAGAGAAACAACCGATATTTGATAGGTCTAAATCCAATACTAAAGTTTGAATACCTAATGGTGCACCAATAATCATAAAGTCACCGCTTTCATTTGTTTTTACGGTAAACTTATAATATTTTTCATATACTTCTAAAACTTCACTCCTTGTAAGTACGTCCTCTCTGTCAGGAAACGTACCTGTTGGCGTGTGTCCAGCATATTCTTGCCTATATGGTAAAAGGTTATATCGGTAACCGTCTTCGTTTTTTTGGTCGACGGCCTTATATGGATATAATGTAGATATTACGGGGTCCGTTTCATCAATAGCATCTAAAGGGACGAATATTGATACGTTCGCATTTGGTACACCGTATCCTCCGTTTACAATGACTCTACCAGCCACTACACCGTAGTCTGCACAAAATCTAGTATAAACATCTTCTTGTCTTAATTTTAAGGATAAAATTTCCAAAAAATCAAAATCTTGGTTGACATTTATTCTTATGTTTTTGTCTACACCCGGTTGGGTTCTTATGCGATAACTCTTGGTCATTGATCTTTTAAAAATAAATAGTTATGTTCCTCATTTTAAAAAATAAGTCATAACATAATAAATTAAAGAATCTTATGAGAAGTCGACCGTTGTTAGATTTTTAACACGGACTTTGATGTCTTTATTTGTGAATCTAACTTGGTAAATTTGTGTTGGTTCTGCATAGATAGTATCATCTATTAATTGAATCTGTCTTGTAGTTTTGTCTACATATCTTTGTGATGTTTCTGATGTTGAGTATTGGTTCCCAACCTTATTAAAAATTTTAAGGTCGGACAAGGTAGAAACCCCCGCAGTGTTTTGAATTAACCTTCTTACGTCCGATACATTAACATTTTGACCTAACTCTCTATTTTCAGGTGCCATATAATTTGAAACACTATTAATAATTTCGGTAATTACTTGCCCTTGATTTCTATCTGATTCTAAAACTACTGATATGTCAAATTCTAAATCAATTACTTTTGCAACATCAATAGAGATGTAGTCATTAATCATTCTGTATTTTGACAGATATGTTGCCAAATTACTTTTTAAGTTATTAGAAACCGTTTGTGTTAATTTACCTGTACTATCATAAGATAAAATCTGAACAGTAATTTTATTATTATTTTCAGTGATAGCAACTTTTGCTGGTGCACCAAACTTACCAGGCATAGTATCGATTAAAGATTTGTAATCATTAACGGTAACGGCTCTTTTTTGTGCAGCAAAGTTAAATGTAACCATGTTTCTAACTTCCTCTGTTGACGGTGGGTTCGCCCCTCCGATTGCCGCTGTTACATTTGTGACACTTAATGATTGTCTAACATTTGTGTTAATACTATCTGAAGGTCCGTTGATTGCAAAATCTATGGTACCTACTTGATTGATTACGCCAACCCCGACATTAGAACCTAAACCACCACCAATTCTATATTGTACAAATATGGTCGTATTTGGTTGAACGGTTAACCCTAAACCAATGTTATTTTGGTAGTTTGCCAAATCCAATTTAATTCCGTTTTTAGCGAAATCATTCAATTGTTGTTGTGGTGTTGTGGTACCCCCACCAAATTGTATTTTTAAAAACCCTTCAGGAGTGTATTCACTTATAAATCTGTTTTCGGTTTTAATATATCTACCAACTTTAACACCAGCATTGTCTGTTGGTTTTGTTTGGTCTTCAATGAATACCGTGTCCTCAGCCAAAGCATCAACTTCATACCAACGATTAGTAGAATTAACAAAATCACTATATGTTGGTACGTTAGGGTAACTTGTTCCTTCTTTTTGTATAACCGACGTAATACCTAAAACATTTCTTTCAGGTAAGAAAAAATTAAAGAATGGTACAACATCAGATGAGTTGATAACTCTTTTGAATACTTTTGTCGTTCCATTAACCACCACCTCTCTTTTTGTGATTATATAATTAATAATCTTATTATTTGAATCAAAGGTTGGTATTTTTGTTCTATTAACATAACCCTCCTGGTTATATTGTGTACTAAAATCGATATCATAAACTGTTTCAAATACTGTTCCGCCTCCATTAAATTGTGACCCGGCTCTTAAAACACCTAAATAACGATAGTCTTCACTATCGCCAAGTGGTGGTACCACAATAGAAATATCTACAACGGCAACTGATGGTCTATATCCTGGAATTTTTAATCCGTACGTTCTTGCAATATTATAAATAGAGGATCTTTGTTGTGCATATTGAAGTACGGTTTCTTGTACACTTCTATCTATTTGATAATTTAAGTTATCTGCTACGGCAGCGTTTAAATCCATTAACACTGAAAATATCGAAGCATCATTAAAGTTTTGTACTAACTCAGGATAATACTGTTTAGTATAATTTATTAATTCCTGTCTTATACCTTCGAAATCTCTTTCAGTATAATTTATTTTTTTATTTGCCATAATTAAATGTTAATTATTATGAATTCTCTACTACCAAAAGCCTTGTTTTCGTCAGTATAGTCAATTTTTAGTTTTGCGGTATATTCGGCGGTGTTCGCACCAGGTATTCTATATATACTGGCTTGACCCAAAAGTTCGTAATCAAGTTGTCCAACAACCTCATCTGTTTCAACATAAGGTTCTATTGTAATACTATTGATAGTTAAATTTGGGATATATTTTGCAACCTGTTCTTCAATTTCAATTTTAATACTTTCAAATGTTGCCCCATCTAATGGTTCAAAAATAAACTCATATATTCTTGTGCCAAAGTCAGGTAAATAATACCTACTACCCCTTCTAGTTAATATAAGGTGAAGTAAACTAGCTCTAATTTCCTCATCGGCAGTTTGAGTTAGCTTGACATAATCCCCTTCAACACTTTGTAAAAAAGGGAAATTTATTCCGTATGTGATACCATTAGACATATAGTATAAATATAGTGTCGCTATATTTTCAATAAATAGTTATAAAATAAAAAATCCCGACATGTGTCGGGATTAGTGTCGCGATTAAGATGAACATCCAAAACAATCAAAGTCACTGTTGTCAGGTTTTGGTGGTAAATTCATTGTTGAATAATCAACTTGTGGTATCTCAACCTTTTTAGGTTTTTCTTTTTTACTCATGTCGAGTGCCAAGTGTTTCGCTCCAGTAGAAATAGCCTTAGTCCTTACATAATAACAAAGAGTCTTTAAACCTTTCTCCCAAGAGTGGAAGTGTGATGATGTAATCTTCGATAATGTAGGGTTAGACATGTATATATTCATTGATTGTGATTGGTCAATGAATGGTGCCCTATCAGCCGCCATATCAATTAATTCTCTTTGTGATATCTCCCAAATAGTTTTATATTTAGGAATTAAGTGTTCGATTCTTTTAACTTTCTTATTGTAGTTCTTATCTTCAGAATCCAAGTAATTATTGAAATTAATATTTTGTATTGAACCTTCATTCATAATAATTTCATTTTTTAAATCTTCAGACCAAATACCTAACTTTTCAAAATCATTAATCAAATACTTGTTCACAATCATGATTTCACCACCGACAACACGTCTGTTAAATAACGCCGAGTGTGCTGGTTCTGTCATTTCAAATGAACCTGTAATCTTAGCTGAAGATGCGACAGGCATTTGTGCAGTGAATAATGAATTACATACACCGTAGTCAGTTACACTTTTCTTCAACTTATCCCAATCCCACATTCCTGAAAGTTGTGTATTATCTAATCCCCACATGTCAAATTGAAAAACTCCGTTATCCATTGGGGAACCTTTGAAGTGTGAGTATTTCTCATACTTACCATTCATACACAACTGATTACTTTCATATATCGCCGCGTAGTAGATAGTTTCAAAAATATCCTTATTTAATTTTTTTGCGTCTTCAGATGTGAAGATATAATCCATTAAATAAAATACATCCGCTAATCCTTGTGTTCCAATAGCAATCGCTCTTTGTTCCATACCACCTTTTAACCCTTTTTGTGTGGAGTAGTTGTTGATATCGATCACCTTATTTAATGCTCTTACTACTTTACGAACTTCAGTGAATAACAATTCATGATCAAATTTACCTCCTTGAATGAAGTTTTTCAATACGATAGAGGATAACGTACAGATAGCCGTTGTTTCTTCATCTGTGTACTGATAAATTTCATTACAAAGATTAGATTGTTTAATAACTCCAATATTTTGGTGGTTAGTTTTTCTGTTAGCACTATCTTTAGAACATAAATAAGGAACACCAGTTTCAACTTGTGATTCAATAATTTTAGACCAAATATCTTGTGCCTTAACTTTCTTACCTAACCCCATAGAAACTGCTTTGTTATAGTTCTCTTCGTATTCATCACCATAACATTCTTGTAATGCTTTAATACCTGCGGTTTTAATATCGTTAGGACAGAACAAATACCAATCACCATTATTTTTAACGGATCTCATAAAGTTATCAGGTAACCAAAGAGCGGTAAATAAATCACGAGCTCTTAATTCTTCAGCACCTGTGTTCTTTTTAATGTCTAATAGATCAAAGATATCTTTGTGCCAAGGTTCAAGATAGATAGCCGCAGAACCAGGTCGTCTTCCTTGTTGGTTAAAGAATCTTAAAGACTCATTAACAATTTTAAGGTATTTTAACAACCCACCTGCAAATCCACCTGAACTTGAGATTCTACTTTCTTTACTTCTAATATTAGACATAGATAAACCAATACCTGCAGCGTCAGAAGAGAATGTAGAAATGTCGTTTAACGTATCCAATAATCCTTTTCTTGAATCTGAATTATTGTAATGTAGAACACATGACGCTAATTGAGGGACTTTCGTACCCGCATTAATCATGATTGGTGTCGCCTTTGAAATTAGTTGGTTTGATAATGATTTGTAATACTCAACGGCACTTACGAAATCTTCTGTTACCCACAACGCAACTCTCATATACATATGTTGTGGTCTTTCAATCACTTTTCCATTAGGTCGTTTTAGTAAGTACATTTCTTGTAATGAACGCCAAGCGAAGTAATCAAAATTGTAATCGTTTTCGTGATTAATAACCGCATCAATAGTGTCCTCACCATAAAGTTTAATCGTTTCGATTAACTTATCGTTAATGATACCATCACTATGAAGTGTCATCATAGTTTGTGAAAAACTCTCATTAGTTTCTTTATGGTATGATGAAATAGCAACTGAAGACGCCAAACGTGAATAATCATGATGACTACCGGTGTATGCGGCAGCAATTTCATATACAAGTTTATCTAATTCTTTAGTGGTAATCTCACCTTCAGTCGGCACTGATGTAATAACCTTAATAAAGATTTCATCAGAGTTAACGTTCAACCCTTTGGATGAACGCTTAACTCGATTGTAAATTTTTTGGGGGTTAAATGATACACTATCCCCATTTCTTTTAATTATTTTTAATGACATATTTTTTAGTTTTATTAGAAATCGTCGGTAAATGAGATTGTTTCGTTAAGTTTAGCTTTCTGGTATTCCATTGTTCTTGATTCAAAGAAATTACCTTTAGTTTCAACCGCAATTTGTTCCATAAATTTGAATGGTTGTTCTACATTGAACTCTTTGCTACATCCGAACTTAACCAAAAGTCCATCAACCACGAACTCTAAGTATTGTTTCATTAGGTTTGAATTCATACCAATCAATGACACCGGTAAAGATTCAGTGATAAACTCTTTTTCAATTTCAAGAGCCGATAATAAAATCTCTTTGATTCTTTTTTCCGATGGTTTGTTTTCACAATGATTGTTTAATAAGTGAATTGCGAAGTCACAGTGTAAGTTTTCGTCTTTAAAGATTAAAGAATTCGCGTTACACAAACCTTGCATGATACCTCTTGATTTTAACCAGAAGATAGAACAGAACGAACCTGAAAAGAATATACCTTCAACAGCAGCAAATGCAATTAATCTTTCTTGAAATGAAGCGTTTTCAATCCAATCCAAAGCCCACTTTGCTTTCTTCTGTACTGCAGGTAATCTATCAATAGCGTTGAAGCATTCATCCTTCTCCTTCGCATTATTGATGTATGTGTCGATTAATAACGAATACATAAGTGAGTGGATGTTTTCCATCGCCAATTGAAATCCATAAAAGAATTTAGCTTCGGGATATTGTACTTCTCTATAAAAGTTCTCTGCCAAATTTTCGTTTACGATTCCATCTGATGCTGCGAAAAATGATAATACATTCTTAACGAAGTATTTTTCATTATCTGTTAAATTTTCCCAGTCTCTAATGTCATTCGTCAAATCTACTTCTTCAGCCGTCCAAAAAGCCGCCTGATGCATTTTGTAATATTCCCAAATATCATTGTGTTCGATTGGGAAGATAACAAACCTATTAGGGTTTTCTACTAATATTTTTTCCATTTTGTAAATTTAATTATTTTTTTTAAGATTCTTGTTGTTTTTGCTTTTTCTTTTCAAGCAATTCTTTGATTCTGTTTCTATTCCTTTCTTCTTTTTGTTCTTCCAAACCTAAGAAAGTCATACTTTGTTCTGTGTCAATTTCTAACATTCCGTTATCAAATTTACAGTTTTCAAAAACAACCCCGTCTTTACCAATTCTTGACTTGGTAATGGCGATTGTTGCCAAATTCATCTCTTTCTGTTGTAGACTCTTAGCCACTGTAATGATTACGTGACCAACTTGTGCCTTTTTAATAGACCCACCCATTTGGTCTGTTGTCACTACTTCTGACGAAATCGAATTACGATTTCCTTGTGTTGCTGTCCAACCTGCGATGTCCAACTCGTGACACATTGCTTCAAATCCCCTCATTACCGATCCTTCACTTTTCCATTCATCGCCCAACATTTTGTCAGGAACAACACAATCAATATAATCTAATATAATCATATCAACTCTATTCCCTTCGGCAATCATCTTTCTAACTTGATTTTTGATTTGATTCATAGTTACCGTATCAGATGGAAGTTTTTTCATAATCAACTTATTTTTCATAGTCGATTGAATGTGTTTCACCTTCGCCATAACATCTTCTTTGTTTTCGGACATGTCGTCAGGGTGTATTCCTGTCCAAAGTGTAAAGTGCTTTCTTTGGATGATTTTTGGGTTGTCCTCAAAAAATATTTGAAGTACGTTATACCCTAGGTTAAATGCGTGGTTAGCAATTTTAGTCGTGAATGTGGATTTACCTACACCTGTTGGGGCTAAAATAACGCCGATTTCTCCCTTAGCTAAACCACCTTTTAATAGGTTGTCAATTCCAGGTACTCCAATTGGAATAGGGTGTCTGTAATCATCATCCAAAACCTCATCAATGTTGAAGAACACATCGGTTGTTCCTTTGTCAGTTTCACCAACTTGAAGTGCTCCACGTACCATTTCTTCTAACCTATCGTAACTCTCGAAATCACCTTTATCGATGATTGATTGAGCTTTAGTCATTACTTTTTGGAGTTCTTGTT